ATGGAGCCCTGGCAACAGGAGGCATTGTATCGGCGGCAGCAGGAACGGCTGCCCACACTCAGGTGTGAGGCCTGCGGGGAAGGGATCACCACGGAGGATGGCTATTTTTTGGAGCGGTTCGGGATCAAGGGTTACGCCTGCAGCAGATGTATGGATGCCGCCCGGGTGTTTATGGATATGGCGGTTCTGTAGACCGGCTTTCGGAAATGCACAATGCAAAATGCATAATGCACAATTATGGTGTCGCCATAGGCGACAATTAAAATAAATTTCTGTTTATCTTTGTAGGGGACGATGCCCACATCGTCCCGTCAGCTACCGGCAAAGAGCGCACTCTCAGCGGGCGATCAATGATCGCCCCTACAAAGCTTCGTTGTCATTGCGAACCAGCGCGCACGCTGGTGTGGCAATCTCAAAAACCAAGCTTACGCAATAGATTGCCACGGCTTGCGTTGCAAGCCTCGCAATGACAATGAAGATAGCAGTTGTCATATAAACAGAAATTTACGGTTAGGGATAGTAATTTTCAATTTTCAACTTTCAATTTTTAATTCGTTATTCATCGGAGGTTTTATGGAAAAAAAGCTGGAAAAGGTTGCCCGGCAGGTACTGAAGAAGGTGGGGGCATATGTGGACACGGTGGAGCCGGAGAGTCTGAGTCCACAGACAATGAAGCATATCACTGCCACTTTAAAGGACATCCGGGATCTGATCCGGGAGGAGGTAATGGATTCCGGGGTTACCATCCGGGTGGAGTTCGGCAACGAGGACTGGACAGAATGAATGCATAATGCACAATGCCAAATGCAAAATTGCGGTGTCGGCAAAGCCGACAGTTAAATTTCTGTTTATTGTACCAGGTGCAGTCCTAGATTCTTGTAGGGGCGGATGACCACATCCGCCCGCTGAGGGTGCGTCCTTCGTCGGTAGCTCACGGGACGATGTGCCTCAATCGTCCCCTACAGAGGATGCGGTGATTGCAAAGATAAACAGAAATTTACAGTGAAGGAAGAATACTTTTCAATTTTCAACTTTCAATTTTTAATTTTCAATTCTTAAGGAGGGTGTATGAAGGAGGTCAAACTGAGGATCCCTATGCCCAATAAAAAACAGCGGCTTTTTTTGGAGGATCGCCACCGGCATATAGCCTACGGCGGCGCCAGAGGCGGCGGTAAAAGCTGGGCGGTGCGGATCAAGGCAGTGCTGTTGTGCCTGGCCTGGCCGGGAATCCGGGTACTCATTCTGCGAAAGACCCACCGGGAGCTGATCAACAACCATATCGAGCCGCTTTTGAAGCTGGTGCCTGCCTCTCTTGCCCGGTACAACAAATCAGAAAAAGTGCTTCGGTTTGTGGGGGGAGGGGCGATCTGGTTCGGCTATTGCGGCTGTGATGCAGATTTGGATCAGTATCAGGGCGCGGAATATGATGTGGTGTTTTTTGATGAAGCCACCCAGCTCAAGGAGGACTGGATCCGGAAGATCAATTTGGCTGTCCGGCAGCCAAACGGACTTCCCAAGCGGAGCTATTACACCTGCAATCCCGGCGGTGTCAGCCACGGCTATATCAAGCGGCTTTTTATAGACCGGCGGTATTTGGAGGGGGAGGACCCGGAGGATTATTCCTTCATTCCTGCTCTGGTTACTGACAACACGGTGCTGATGGAGCAGCAGCCCGGGTACTTAAAGGAGCTGAAGGCATTGCCGCCCAAGCTGCGGAAGGCCTGGCTGGACGGCTGCTGGGATCTGTTTGAGGGACAGTTTTTCGAGGAGTTCCGCGACGATCCTGCCCACTATGCGGACCGGCGGCATACCCATGTGATCGACCCCTTTCCCATTCCGGAAAGCTGGAAGCTGTACCGGTCCTTTGACTGGGGCTATAACAAGCCCTTTTCCTGCGGCTGGTGGGCGGTGGATCACGACGGTGTGGCATACCGGATCCTGGAGCTGTACGGCTGCACCGGCACGCCCAACGAGGGGGTGCGGCAGACACCGGAGCAGGTTTTTGCCCGGATCGCGGAGCTGGAGCGGGATCATCCTCATTTGGCAGGCAGGCGCATTGTGGGCATCGCCGACCCGGCGATCTGGGCGGCGGAGACCGGCAAGTCCATTGCCGATACTGCAGCGGAGCAGGGGGTGTGGTTCACACCGGGGGACAACAAGCGGATCCCCGGCTGGCTGCAGCTCCATTACCGGCTCAGCTTTGACGAAAACGGCTATCCGGGAATGTACATTTTCTCCTGCTGCAAGGATTTTATCCGTACGCTGCCCCTTTTGCGGTATGACGACCACAAGCCGGAGGATCTGGACACAGAGGGGGAGGATCACGCAGCAGACGAGGCCCGGTATTTCTGTATGGCACGGCCCATCAGTCCCCGGAGGGCAGCAGCCCTGCCGGTGAAAACCCCTGCGGAGCAGGCCCTGGATATCGGGAAGCTGTACACCCAGCCTCCCCGGGAAAGGATGGAGATCCTGGGGTAGGACAATGCACAGTGCACAATGCACAATGCAAAATTGTGGAGTCGGCAAAGTCGATAATTAAATTTCTGTTTATCTGCGCATTGTTGATAGAGCGCGTAGGGGCGATCATTGATCGCCCGCTGAAGGTGCGTTCTTGGTCGGCAGCCCGCGGGCGATTGATAATCGCCCCTACAAAGCTTCATTGTCATTGCGAACCAGCCCGCAGGCTGGTGTGGCAATCTCTGAGACAAGTCTTTTATGCTGCTGGGCATAAGCCCAGTCAGAACCCTGGCAGTTCCTTTGGCGTGTTATGCCTGCCGGCGGCGGTACTTTCTTCTTCCGTGAAGAAAGTACCCAAAGACACGGCTTAAGGGGAAGTTCACCATTGCGACACATTCCTTTCAGAAATTGCGTCGCAATGGCTCAATCTCCCCCTTAAGAATCCCTCTCTGGGCGCGCCACCGGAACAGTGGCAAAAGAAATATCAAAGGGCTAAATACACATTACCGCTTACTACGGTAAACAGAAATTTACGATAGCGGATAGTAATTTTCAATTCTCAATTCTCAATTTTTAAGGAGGGCGTATGAAGGAAGAAGCAACATTGGTAACAGAAGAAGTTCTGCCCATTGGGCAGGAGCAGGTGCTTTCCGCCTGGCAGACCTTACAGCGCTATCGGGCAGGCAAAGCGAACCTGGAAAAGCGGGTGATCGAAAACCAGCAGTGGTACAAGCTGCGTCACTGGGAGTGTCTGCGGAAATCCGACGAGCAGGTGGAGCCGGTGTCCGGCTGGCTCTTTAATGCCATCGCCGGCAAGCACGCAGATGCTATGGACAATTTCCCTATGGCAAATGTGCTGCCCCGGGAGGCATCGGACAAGGCTTTGGCAGAGTCCCTCAGCGCGATTTTGCCGGTCGTTCTGGAGAGCAGTGATTTTGAGGCGGTCTATGACCGGGTATGGTCCAGCAAGCTTACCGGCGGCACCGGCATTTACGGAGTGTTCTGGGACAAGAACAAAAACGGCATCGGCGATGTGACGGTGGTTCCCGTGGATGTGCTGAGTCTGTTTTGGGAAAGCGGCATTACCGATATTCAGCGCTCCAAAAATGTGTTCCACGTGGAGCTGGCGGATAATGACAGCCTTGTGGAGCAGTATCCGGTTTTGGAGGGAAAGCTGGAAGGCGCTGCCCGGGAGCTGAGCCGCTATGTTTATGACGACACCGTGGACACTTCCGGCAAGAGCCTGGTGGTGGACTGGTACTACAAAAAGCGGGGCAAGCTCCATTTCTGCAAGTTTGTGGGGGATACGGTGCTGTATGCCTCGGAAAATGATCCCCAGCTTGCAGACCGTGGCTGGTACGACCACGGTCAATATCCCTTTGTGTTCGACCCTATGTTCCGGGTGGAGGGCTCTGTCTGTGGCTTTGGCTGTATCGACATCGGAAAGTCTGCCCAGGAGTACATCGACCGGAGCAACCGGGCGGTACTGCAAAATCTTTTGGCAAATGCCAGACCCCGGTACTTTATCCGGGGAGACGGCTCGGTGAACGAAGCGGAATTTGCAGATCTGAGCAAGGATTTTATCCACGTGGACGGCAATTTGGGGGCAGACAGCGTTGTGCCGGTGCGGGCAACCGGACTGGATCAGACCTATCTTGCGGTGATCAACAGCAAGATCCAGGAGCTGAAGGAGGTCACCGGCAACCGGGATGTGGTCAGCGGCGGTACCACCGGCGGTGTGACAGCTGCCTCTGCCATTGCCGCAATGCAGGAGGCAGGCAGCAAGCTGAGCCGGGACAGCAACAAGGCATCCTACCGGGCGTTCCGGCAGGTCTGTCTGCTGGTCATTGAGCTGATACGGCAGTTTTACAGCCTGCCCCGGTGCTTCCGTATTTTGGGACCGGAGGGAGCCTACAGCTTTGTCAGCTTCTCCAATCAGGGCTTGCTGCCCCGGCATCAGGGAGAGGCACTGGGTGTGGATCTATTGTGGCGCACACCGCTGTTTGATGTGACGGTCACCGCCCAAAAGCAAAGTCCCTACACCAAAATGAGTCAGAATGAGCTGGCGCTGCAGTTCTTTGGCGCAGGCTTCTTCGATCCTTTACGAGCCCAGCAGGCGCTGGCCTGCCTGGATATGATGGACTTTGACCGGAAGGATATGGTCATTGCCGCTGTGCGCAATAATGCTGCCGGTCTGGGAACCGGTCTGCCCCTGGGCACACCGGTGCTGCCGGTGTCCAACCCGGAGACAAAGGCAATGCAGAATGCCCGACGGCAGGCGGCGGAAGCTACTGCGCCAAGGTAAGGAGAATTCTATGCTTACTATTAAGTTTTATGTAAACCAAAAAGGACAGAAAATGACCCTTACCGGTCACGCGGGGGCAGCCCCCCGGGGCAAGGATCTGGTCTGCGCTGCTGCGTCTATGCTTGCCTGCACCCTGGCGCAGACTGTGCTCCAGCTCCACCGGGAGGGGACACTGGGGACGATGCCCAAGGTGCTGCTCACACCGGGCTGCGCCCATATTGAAGTAATGGAAGGCTGTAAGGCAGCGGAAACTGCCTTTTTTACGATCCGCACCGGATGCAGCCTGCTGGCAGGCAGGTATCCCAAATATGTCCGGCTGGAAACGGAAGGAGAAGAAGGATGATGAAGGATTGGATGCTGCAGCTTTTTGCCGAAGACGCAGCAAGTGACATAATGCAATCTACGGGCGAAACTGAGGCGGCCGCCGCGCCTCCGGCATCGGGCGAGGAAAGCGCATCTGCCGCCGGGATGCAGCAGGACCTGAAAAGCGAGTTTGAGACGCTGATCAAGGGAAAGTACAAGCCGTTTTTTGATGAACGGGTGCAAGACATTCTCAAAAAGCGGCTGAAGGAAACAAAACGCCCCGCTGCCGGGGCTGACACCGGTGACGCTACCCCCGTCCCGGACCAGTCCCCGGCATCTGCCGGGGAAACCATCGACCGGGCGGATCCTATGATCGCAGCCCAGGTGGCGGACTGGCAGACCCAGGCGGAGGCGCTTGTGAAGCGGTATCCCAATTTCTCACTGCAGGAGGCTTTGGCAGATCCCCGTTTTGCCCGTTTGATCCAGGGCGGAGCGGAGCTGGAAGCTGCCTATGAGGTTCTGAACAAGGACAAGCTGTTGCCCCAGGCGATGGCCTACACTGCCCGGCTGGTGTCGGAGAAGCTGTCCGGCGGTCTGCGAAGCCGGGAAAATTGTCCCGGTGAAAACGGAACGGCAGGGGCATCGGCGGCGGTTGTCCGCACAGATGTGTCACAAATGACCCCCGGGGAACGGGCGGAGATCATCCGCCGGGTCCGGAAGGGGGAGAGGATCAGCTTTTAATAATTCTAAATGCTAAGTTCTAAATGCTAAATAAAGGTGTCGGCTTTGCCGACTATTTAAATCATCCGCAAAGCGGATACATCTATTTTGCATTTTGCATTTTGCATTTGGCATTAAATCATTACCAATGAAGGGAGAAACATAATTATGCTGAAATATTTAGATTTGCAGCTCTTTGCGGAAACACAGACCACCGGTTCTGAGGGTCTTTCCGCAGAGATGAAAACCTTTTACGATATGACCCTGATCGATGAGGCATCTGCCAACCTGGTCCACGACCAGTTTGGTCAGAAGCGCCCCATTCCCGCGGGTGGCGGCAAGGTCATTGAGTTCCGCAAGTTTGCCGCTTTGGACAAGGCACTGACCCCTCTGACCGAGGGTGTGACCCCCGCAGGCAAGCGTATGGAGGTCAGCACCGTGTCTGCGGAGGTGAGCCAGTACGGCGATTTCATCACCCAGTCCGATATGCTGGAGCTGACCGCACTGGACAATACCATTCTGGAGGCCACCAAGCTGCTGGGCCGTCAGGCCGGTGTGACCCTGGACACCGTTGTCCGTAATATCCTCCACGCAGGTACCAATGTTACCTACTGTCCCAAGGTGGTGGACGGTGTGGAGACCCCCGTCACCTCCCGCAGCGCTCTGGGTGAGGGCTGTCAGCTGACTGTGGATGTTGTCCAGCAGGTGGTTGCAAAGCTCCGGGCGCAGAATGCCCCCACTATCAACGGTAAATATGTTGCCATTATCCACCCTTATGTGGCATACGACCTGATGCGTGACCCTGAGTGGGTCTCTGCCCACAAGTATGCCGACCCCTCTAATCTGTACGAGGGTGAGATCGGCGAGATCGCCGGTGTCCGCTTTGTGCAGACCACCGAGGCAAAGGTCTATGCAGGCGGCATCTTCGGTACTCTGTTTTTGGGTGACGGCGCCTACGGTGTTACCGAGCTCACCGGCGGCGGTCTGCAGACCATCGTGAAGCAGAAAGGCTCTGCCGGCTCTGCCGATCCCCTGGATCAGCGATCCAGCGTAGGCTGGAAGGCCGTTAAGACTGCAGAGATTTTGATCCCTGCGTATATGGTGCGTGTGGAGTCCTACTCCAACCGCTTCTCTGCCACTGTGCAGGAGAACTAAAAAACCGGGGCAGGCAATGCCTGCCCCACAGAAAAATGGAGGTAAAAACTATGGCAGAAAAGAAAACCACCGTCAAGGTCAGACTCCCCAAGATCAAGGCTGATCAGGAGGATGTGTTTGTATCCGTCAATGATTACACCTGCATCGTCAAGCGTGGCGTAGAGGTGGAGGTGCCGGTATTTGTTGCCGAGGTGCTGCAGCACCGGGAGGAAATGCTGGAGAAAATCATGGAACTGGAAAGCAAGAAGTAAGCCTTCCGGGGAAGGAGGGAGCATTATGACCATCAATGCCGTATTGGAAGCGGTGGATGCCCTGCAGCCTAATGCATTCAGCCGGGAGGAAAAGCTGGCCTGGCTCAGCAGGGCAGAGGGCTTTGTAAAGACACAGATCCTGGATACCTGCCAGGATCCCCCGGCATTTTCCGGCTACAGCAGCCAAACAGACCCGGAGACGGTGCTGTTGGTGCCGGCGCCCTTTGATGAGCTTTATCTGCGGTATATCCAGGCGCAGATGGACAGCGCAAACGGGGAGCTGACCCGTTACGGCAACGCTGCCGCGCTGTATAACAGTCTTTTTTGCGCCTACCGCAACTACTATATCCGCACCCACACCCCGGTGGGCGGTAAGCTGAACTATTTTTAAGGAGGGACGGTATGTATTTTCCCAAACTGGAGGGTGAGCAGACCGGTTATTTTCAAATAGACAGCTTTCAGGGACTGGATCTGCGGGAAAGTATCCCCCTGGGTGCTTTCGCCCAAATGGAAAACCTGACCTCCGATGGCTTTCCGGTCACCTGCGTGCGACCCCGGCGAAGACTGCTGGACACCACCTCCACCCAAGGCGGTATGACGGTCCGGGACGGGGTGTGCTATGTGGACGGTCCGGATTTCGTGATGAACGGCTGGCCGGTGAACATCGGTCTGACCGAGGGAAAAAAGGAACTGGTATCTATGGGCGTTTATGTGCTGATCCTGCCGGATAAGAAGTATGTGAATACCTTGGATAAATCGGATCACGGAGACATTGAAGCCGCCTTCTATAGCCTGGATGGGGTCACCTTTTCGGTGTGCCGGGACAGCGGCGAAGCCTATGAAAACCTGCACAAGGGGGATACCCCGCCGGAGGCTCCCACCGAGGGACAGTACTGGCTGGACACCTCCCAGTCTCCTGCCGGACTGAAGCGCTGGAACAGCAAGGAAGCTGTGTGGGAGACAGAGACAAGCGGCTGTGTCCGGCTGTCTGCCCCGGGGATCGGCAGGGACTTTCAGGCCTACGACGGGGTGCAGATCACAGGTATCCACATAAAAGCCGCGGAGCATCTGAACGGTTCGGCGGTGATCCTGGCACGGGATACGGATTATTTGGTGATCGCCGGACTGGTGGATGGGGAGGTGACCCAGCCTCTGGAGCAGGGTGTCATCGCCATTACCCGGACAATGCCGGAACTGGACTATGTGGTGGAGGCAGGCAACCGGCTTTGGGGCTGCCGTTACGGTACGGATGCCCAGGGGCAGCAGGTCAATGAGATCTATGCCTCCAAGCTGGGAGATTTTCGGAACTGGAGCTGCTTCCGGGGCTTGTCCACGGACAGCTACCGGGCATCCCTGGGCGCAGACGGCGCCTTTACCGGGGCAGTGAATTATATGGGCAGTCCTCTGTTTTTTCGGGAGGACTGTATCCACAAGATATACGGCAGCTACCCGGCAGAATACCGGATCCAGACCACTGAATGCCACGGGGTTGCCAGGGGCAGCGCCAAGAGTCTTGCGGTGGTGGACGGCGTTTTGTACTATCTGTCCAATTTCGGTGTCTGCGCCTACGACGGGGCGCTGCCGATAACCGTGTCCCAGGCCTGGGGACGGAAACGATTTTATAAGGGAGCAGCAGGCGGCTGCGGCAGTAAGTACTATCTGAGTGTACTGGATGAGCAGGAGAAATCCCATCTGCTTGTCTATGACACTGCCAAGGGAATGTGGCACCGGGAGGATGATTTTTATGGGGTGTGCTTTTGTACCTGGGGAAGTCTCCTGGTGGGCTACGACGGAAAGAATATCTACAGTATGCTCGCAGACGACCCCAACCAGCCGCCGGTGACCTGGATGGCGCAGACCGGGCATCTGTCCTCCCCGGACACCCACACCCGGTATATCAGCCGGCTTTCCGTAAAGCTGAGAATGGAGCCGGGGAGCCGGGCGCGGTTTTTTGTCCGCTATGACGGTATGGGGGACTGGGAGCTACTGGGAAGCTGTGAGGGAAAACGGCTGGGTATTTTGCGGCTGCCTATGCGTACCCGCCGGTGCGAGAGCCTTCAGCTTCGGGTGGAGGGGGAAGGCGCTGTGCAGCTGCATAGCATTACGCTGAACACCCGGAAAGGAAGTGATCACAGTTGAGTTATTTTCCCTATCCCAACATCTCCGGTACGGTAGAGGAGCAGCTTCGGCAGATCAAAAGCTTTCTGTACCAGCTGGTGGATGGACTGAATTACAGCGCCCCCCAGACAGAAGTCTACGAGAAAGGAGACAGAAATGGCAAAGAGTAAGAAAAATGTGTTTCCCTTGCCGGACTCGCCGGAGAAGGCAAAGGAGAATTACGACAGCTTCGCAGCCGAGACACCGGGGGACTTTCTTTTTGACAAGCAGGCCCTTTTGGATATGGCAGAGGCAGCCATTGCCCAGCGGGAGTCCTTCTCCTATGACCCCAATGCGGATGCTATGTACCGCAGGTATCGGGATCAGTATACCCGGCAGGGCAAGCAGGCAATGGAGGATACGATGGGCGTTGCCGCAGCTCTGAACGGAGGCTACGGCAGCTCTTACGGTGTTACCGCCGGTCAGCAGGCCTATCAGAGCTATCTGCAAAGGCTTACAGAGGTACTGCCGGAATTGTACCGGCTGGCATATGAGAAATATACCGATGAGGGGCAGACCTTGCAGGCCCGTTACGATGCCCTTGTAAAGGAGCGAAATCAGGATTACGCAGCCCATCAGGATGCCTGGAGCCGTTACAACGCAGATAAGGAAGATCTGTACAGCATCTACAAAAACAGCCTGAGCCAGCGGGATGCGCTGTATGACCGGCTGTATAACCTGATTTTCCAGGGCTACAGCCCCACCAGGGCAGAGGTGGCTGCCGCGGGTATGAACCCCGCCATCGTGCTGGCGCTCCAGGAGAGCTGGCAGCGGCAGCAATGGCAGACGGGAGGTTAATATGGAGAAAACGGTGTTTGATATTACCCTGGCGCTGGGGCAGAGTCCTGCCCGGCGCCTGGTAACGGTAAAACGGTATGACAGCCACTGTACCCTCCGGCTGCGGCTGGTAAGCGGCGGAAAGCCTTACCCGGTGACAGAGGATTGCCACGGTGTATTCACCGCCCGGAAGCCGGACGGTACCGTGATCTACAATCCCTGCGCCCGGGAGGGAAATGTGTTTTTGTATGAGCTGACACCCCAAACCACTGCAGCCGTGGGAGAGCTGCGCTGTGAGCTGAAGCTGTACGGCCCGGAGGAGGCTCTCTTGACCAGCGCCGCCTTCCTGATGGAGGTGGCGGACACGGTGTACAGCGGTGACGAGGAGCTGGCATCCTCCACAGAGGCGGAAGCGCTGACCCAAATGACGGAAAATGCCCGGCAGGGTGTGGAACAGATGCAGGCGGTTTTGGAGCAGGCAGAGGATCTGGTGCGGATCGGGGATTCGACTGTGGGGAAATTGGCCTGGTCTGCAAAACGGATCGTCGACACCTTGTGTCCTGCTTTTGAAAAAAGTGGGCCGGTGGTAAAGGGTGATCTGTTACAGGGTTATCCACTGGAGATCTGCACCAGAGTGCAGCAACCTATCGACGGGTTGAGCCTGACGGTTTGCGGAAAAAACCTCTTTGATTTCCAAAAGGGAACTGGTATCGTGGAGTTTAACTCCGGTACAGGGAATTTGAAATACGCCGGCTATGATATCAAACTGCCTGCCGGAGTATATACCATTCACGGCGAAAGGACATTTTTGGCACCGGAGAGCAATTATTTCATAGGTGTTCGTGTTGTTGATGCTGACCGTGTTCTGATACCCAATGATATTTCCGGCGCAGGCAGTATCATTTGGGGTGATGAAAGCACTCGTAGAACCCTGACAGTCACCATTGAAGAAGGCTGCAGCTTGCTCGTTTATGATGGTTACCGACAAGGAAACCCAGACACTAATGCGTCTAATGTGACATTCACATACGACAACATCCAGTTGGAAGCGGGAGATACCCCCACCCCCTATGAACCCTACCGGGGCGAGACCTGGCAGGCAGATTTCAGCCAGTTTCCTGCTTACAATTACAGCGAGGCAGTTTACAACTGGAACACCGCTATCGTAAACAACGAGGAAGAAGAGCATTGGCAGCACAACCTGGAGACAGGTGCGTTTGAAAATATTCCGGATATGGAAGAACATCTGACACAGAGCATCCGCGTGATTCCGGCGCAGTCCGGCGAGAATTACATCTATTGCAGCACAGGGCAGGTCACAGTCCGGGGCAGGCGGGATCCGGTGACACTGCTGGAAAAGCTGACAGCGGCAGTCTTATAAGGAGGCTTTATGAGCAAGTATGCAAGCAAAGTAATTGCCCAGGCGAAAGCCTGGCTGGGTAAAAAGGAGTCTGACGGCTCTTTTCGCGAGATCATTGATACATATAACAGCCAAAAAAAGCTGCCCCGGAATTACCGGGTCAGCTACTCCGATCCCTGGTGCGCCGCCTTTGTTTCTGCAGTGGCGGTGAAGCTGGGCTATACGGACATTATCCCCACGGAATGCTCCTGCTCTAAAATGGTGGCGCTTCTGAAAAAGAAGAATGCCTGGCAGGAGGCAGACCATCGTATTCCCAAGGCCGGGGAGCTGATCTTCTATAACTGGGAGGCAAGCGTCACCGGTGAGGACCTGGGGGGTCCTGATCACGTGGGCATCGTGGAGAATGTGGTAAACGGAAAGATCATCGTCATTGAGGGAAATTACTCCCAGTCTGTCAAGCGCAGGGAGATTCCGGTAAATTACCGGTATATCCGGGGCTTCGGCACCCCTGCCTATGACAAGGAGGACACAAAGAAAGGAGTGTACCGGGTGGAACTGACAAATTTGAAAAACGGCTGTAAGGGCGAAAATGTAAGAGCCCTGCAGATCCTTTTGATGGGCAGAGGCTACTCCTGCGGCAACAGCGGCGCTGATGGCATTTTCGGCAACGATACCCACAGCGCTGTCTGCCGTTTCCAAAAGGCAAAGTGCCTGGATGTAGATGGCATTGCCGGAGTGCAGACTATGTCCGAGCTGCTGGGGGTGGCATAATGGAGACGATCCTGACGGCGATCATCACCGGCGGTCTTGCCCTGGTGGGGGTCATCGTCACCAACATCAGCGGCAACCGGAGTATGCAGGCAAAACTGGAAAAAAGCCAGGCTGTCACCGAAACCAAGCTGGAGGAGCTGACCCGGGAGGTTCGGGAGCATAACGGCTTTGCCAAACGGATGCCGGTAGTAGAGGAAAAGCTGAAGGTTATGAGCCACCGGCTCACCAATTTGGAACAAAGGGGGACATTATCTTGAAAAAAGAGAGAATCGTCCGCTGGCTGAAGGCGGCGGGTGTCCGGGCGATCAAAACCGTGGCGCAGACAGCGGCGGCTACAGTGGGAACTGCCGCCGCCCTGGGACAGGTGGACTGGGTGGCGGTTTTGAGTGCCTCCGCCCTGGCAGGCATCCTGAGCCTGCTGACCAGCCTTGCCGGCCTCCCGGAGTGCACAGAGACCGGCAACCGGTGAAAAGTTAGGAGTGAGGAGTTAGGAGTTAGGAGTTA